AGAAAGCCCTTTGTTGATCCACCCATGTTCTTGGCAACAAAGTTACCAGCATCAAAAGAACCAAAATTAACATTAGACAAATCAACATAATCTGATGCGTTTTGTAAATTAGACAGTACAGTTGGATTCAGGAAACCAGTAAATAAAGCGCCATTGCTTCCAGATGCCGCGCCTTGAGTAATGCGGTCTTCAGGAATGAATGTAAAGTCTTTTCCACCAACATTAAAAGTCAATCCAAGACCCAATGCTGGGTCTGAACCTACGCCAGTTAATGAGACAGGGATTCTCCCGCTAGTATCTAACGATCCAAACTTTGATGTTTGTATGGATTGAGCCATTACACAGTGCCATTAGCCACAATGTTGCCCAACACAGTCAGATTCCCTGATGTGTCAATCTTCATCACATCTGTACCAGATGCCCTAATGTACAAGTACGAACCACTTTCAACAAAGCTGAAGTTTGTGAAAGTTCCATCTGCTTTGGTGGCAATGGCAGTCTGAATGTTGGTGAACTCAGTGTCAATCTCAGTACCTTTGACAACCTTGTTTGAGTTCCCAGGCGACAAAGCATCTTTAGCCGCAAAGTTGGTGGTTTTGGTGTAGTTACTCACGATACATCCTTATACTAGTTTGCCATTCTTGGCTTGAATCTCAATCTTTTGAATGCTCACAGGATAACCATTGATTTCAGTCTCATAACCCGTCTGCACAGTCTTGCCAGAACCAGTTGTTTGACCAACCAATGTCTGCAAAGCAATGCCCTGCGAGTAATAAGCCACTGGTGAACCATTTGCACCATATTCAGCAGTCCCATACTCAGCAACAGTAGAGACAGGAATCGTCAATGTCGTTGAGTAGTACTGACCAGAGAAGTCATATCCCCACTTGATGATGAAGCCTTGATTTGACCCACCAATCACCACCACAGCAATGCGCTTCAAAATAGATGTGACATTGGGCTGCCCCAAATCAGCATAGGTGGTGAAGTACTGCATCCGATATGTGGATGTATGGTCAAGATATGTCCCATACTTTCCTACATACCCATTCTTGCCAATCAACAAGTCTCCATTGCGTCTGGCAAGGAAAGCCGTTGGCGTGATGGAATCCCACACAGTTACCCTTGAAGAACCATCTTGCAAAGCCGCCTTTGTGTCAAAACAATAGGTTTGTGTGGCTGTTGGGAAGTTAATCAGGTAAAAAGCATTTGCCTCGGAATAGACCGCCTTGATGTTGGATGCTGTCTCAGCGGCAACAATCGTCATCAAGTCATTGCGGACATTCTTAGACAAGTCACGCAAAGGTGCAGATTTTTCCTGAATGGTTCTCAGGAATGAGCGAATACCACTGTTTGACAAGAAGATCACATCAGTGCCAGTGTTGGCAATCGAATCCCTTGCAATGCAACCAATGTTGCTCACGGCATCACTCAAAGTCATTGTCGATGGCGTAGTCGCACCAGAGTAAATCAGGATTTGACGCTTGCCAAAGATTAACAAAAAGCCATTGTGTGCTGCCAAACCAGTGATTTCATCTGAACCATTGGGCCACACCTGGGAAACATTCAAAGAACCAGATGTTCCTGTTGACCAAATATGCCCTGACAACAAGTCAGAGAAATAGACAGTCACATTGTCAGCAGTGGTGTTAGCCGCCCACAGTCGCCCATAAGCAGAGATAACAATGTTTGCTTGAGGAACAGTGGCAACATAACCTGTTTTCTCGGTTACACGCCTGTATGTGCTGGTGCTGACAGCAGGGTCATACACCAATGCGTCATGACCTGTCTGGAAGAAATATGTGATTCCATTCAAAGAGGCACACTGCCAATTGCTTGCAGTAATGGTTGGGGCAACCCCTCCCCCCCCATATGTCAATTCAGTAACAGATGTGCCACTGAGTTTGAATAACTTGTTGTTGCCAGCAAACAAAACAGTCAAAGTGCCATCTGTTTGCACCAATTCATGGATGACACCAACATTGTTTGCACCCAGATTGCCAGAGGATGTATTTACCCTTGACCAACCCTTGCGAGAGCCAATGCGCCCATATTGGTCAATCACGCAGTTTGTGGCAATCGCAGCATATCCAGCCGCTAAATCAAGCGGAGAGTCCTGTGTGTTGACTCCATAGAAGCCTGGAGCCGATACAGAGAAGGTCTGGATTTGCTGTGTCATTGCGGAACAAACTCTTGGTTCTCAGGATAACGACTGCCCTCCAAAGCAATGTAATCCGACAACATGGATCGAAACAGCGAATAAGCCTCAGATGAAGACAGACCACCATCTTCACCACGCTCAACCAATGCCCTGGCGTATGCACCTTGTGCAACCACCACATCAGGAACAAGAATTACAGTGCTATCAGCCGCCAATGTAGCCTGTGGAACTGCCAAAGCAAACATGATGCTGTAAACACCATCTGGCCTTGGATATAGCGTGATTTTGGTGTCGTAACTACCATTTACGCCTTCAAAGATATATTCACTTGGGATGCCCGTCATAATCGTAGAGAAATTCTGCTTACGATTCATGTCCACAAATGTGATGTTTGTCAGACCAATGTTGCTTGTTGCGTTGATGGCATCAAGAACTTGGAACTTTTGACCAGCACCAGTTAATGCGTACTGGTATGTGCCAGCGACAGTGCTAATCGTGACAGTTTGACCAAGCGCATTCCAACCAAAAGCATCCTCAACTTGACGCTTTGTGTCATTGACAAACTTGGCAATAAGGGTGGAATAGGTGGTTTCGTTGTAAGTTGTTACAACAGGCTCACGCAAACGAATCAATACATCGTTGACCAGTTCAAGAAATGTCATTGGGATGCCTCATTTCGCTTTTGCTTTGTTCCTTGCGGATATAGCTTTAGCTTTTGCCTTTGCATCAGCTTTGGAGTTAGCACCCCATGCTTTTAGCGAAAGAAGCAGTCTCGTTGGTTCACCATTCTTGTACTCGGGGCCATCCATATTGCCCATCCGAGCCAAGAAACTTGCTCTGCGGGGATTATCCCCTGATTTGACAGGAGGTTTTAGATTCCCGCCAGTTGCCGCATTATAAGACGCTCTGCCCTTGGCATTCAAGCCGCCTTTAGGATTTTGACCAGCTTTTGTCTGCCAAACAGGAGATTTCATTTTTTCCTCGCGGCTCTCATATTGTCAATTAGGTTGGGATATGGCCTGCCAGCGGCTTTAGCCATCTTCTTAGCCGCCGCTTTCTTGGCGGGTGTCAGAGGTTTTGGTGCTCCCAAGCCTTTGGGTCGCTTTTTATCCCAAACCGCTTTCATCACATACCTCGTTTTGTCTTGTTTTTCATGGTGCGCTGACCACGAACAGGCATAGGCTTAGACTTGCCAGCAGACGACAAAGCAATAGCAATCGCCTGTTTCTGAGGCTTGCCAGCCTTCATTTCAGAACGAATATTCGCGCTGATAGGCTTCTGTGAAGAACCTTTTTTCAGAGGCATGATTATTCCTTTGTGATTGGCCCACCGGATTTCCACGCATCACAAGTAC